GCTTACATATTTAAAGAAAAGGAGGAAACATCATGAAACAAAATAAAAAAACTCCTTCCGCAAAAGGAGCTTTAATAACTTTAAATTTTAAAGACCAAAAGTTTAGTGCTGTTGTTGATGAAATTCATCCACAAGAGCATCAAAAAAATTCTTTTGCAACTGACGAGAAAAAGACTCAGAAACGCTCTGAGAAAGTTCTTCGAATAATTCAATTTCTGTTGGAAAAGATTCGTCATTTTGGAAGTCTATTTTGAATTCTTTATTAACAGTCTTGAATACGGTTTGTTTGAATAAGGCGTCGACATCCATATTAAATTCTTCCATACTATTTTCACCTCGCTTTCTATTCAAAATTATATCAAAGAAAGGAATGAGCAAAAATGAACACACCGCAAATTTTTAACTTTGAACAACATGAAGTAAGAACAGTAACAATACATGATGAACCATTTTTTGTTGGAAAAGATGTGGCTAAAGTTCTAGGGTACCAAAATGGTAGTAGAGATATTAACAGACACGTCGATGTAGAAGATCGGCAAAACTACCAAAACGGTACTTTTGAATCGCCTAGAGGGTTAACTATTATTAACGAATCAGGTTTGTACTCCTTAATTTTAGGAAGCAAACAACCAAATGCTAAGAAATTTAAACGTTGGGTGACTAGCGAAGTGTTGCCAGCAATTAGAAAACATGGAGGTTATCTAACTCCAGAAAAAGTAGAAGAAGCTTTGCTTAATCCAGATACAATCATCCAATTAGCAACTAAGTTGAAAGAAGAACGTACTGGAAGACTAATCGCAGAACAAAAAATTGCAGAATACGAACCCAAAATTTCGTATTTGGATAGTATCTTATCTTCTACAGATTCAGTAACTATTAGTCAAATCGCGGCTGATTATGGGATGTCTCCACAACAGATGAACAAACTACTTCATAAGCTAGGTATTCAGAAAAAAGTAGGCAACCAATGGTTATTATGCAAAAAACACATGAGACAGGGTTACACAAAATCTCATACAACTGAGATTCCGAAATCTGATGGCGGAACAAAAGTTGTGATGAATACAAAATGGACTCAAAAAGGGCGTCTGTTCATTTATGAGTCGCTGAAAAAAGAAGGATATATTCCAGAAATCGATTTATTAGAGGAGGAATGACGATGTCACAAGAATTTATTTTGAAAGTCAGAATTCAATTAGCAAAATACGGAAAGTCTCAGAACTGGTTAGCTGATACTATCGGAATTTCTAGACCATATATGTCGGACATTATGAATGGGCGTAGAAAACCAGATAAACAAATCAAGCCAATTGAGGCAGCACTAGCAGAGTTAGAGAAGGAGAAATAACATGCAAATAACAATTCCAGATAATTTAGTAGTTTCCGAATTAACTACACAGATTACGAATGCTGTTCTTAATTCATTGGACGAACGATTACACCTTATGAACAAATCAGTAGAGCTTCCTCCATATCCAAACAAATCAGAGGTAAAAAAAGTTTTAGGCATTGGTGATGACAAATTAACACATTGGATAAGCCTAGGCTTAAAAACACAGCAGTGGAGCAAGTTAGACATCAGAATTGAACGATCGGAACTCCAAAGATTTTTGAAAGAAAACTTTGAGTTCTAAAGGCAAAGGAGAATGATTTTATGTCCTACACATTGCAACAAGAACATCAAATTCTAGGTCTGATTAAACAGCGTAGAAAACAATTACAAGATGATCGTGCAGCGCTTAGAAAATCCGATGAGCTATCAGATAGACAAGCTGAACTAATTGCTTCTGAACTTGAGGATTTGAGAATGCTAGAAATAAAAAATAGGGAGATTAGATTATGAAGAAGACAGACACACTTTTTATAGGATTCATTTTGGGGTTATTAGTGATTGTAGCGCACCAAAGTATTATCGGAGGAAGCTTGTTCGCAGCATTGATGGTTTTAATCAATCTGCTTGACTCAAAAGAAAGGAGCAACTATGGCACGAGAAGAAGCGCTAAAAATCGGTAAAGTGATTGCTGATAATTGGTGGGCAAATAGCCGTTCTATTATTTTAAGCAAGCAACATATCGAAAAGAAAAAAGCATGGCAACAAATAAAAAAGTGACTCCGCCGACCAAAGCAATGAGTCACTCAAAAAATCATAACTAAGGAGATTTTAACATATGGAAAATGAACTTTCCACTCTAGATCAATATTTGGCCGATCCTGATTGGGGCAAATCGAATTTACAACTGGTTGCTAACAAGTACGAAAAATCAATTGATGAAGCAATTGTTGCATTGACTGATGCAGCTTCCATAACCGCTGATGACAGTAAATGGACCAAGAGAGACTTGGGCATTCTAAAACGAGGCGTTAATTGGCTTGAAGATCAGTACAGAGAAGAAACAAAAGAGAAGTGATATGAGTGTTTAAACCACTAATAGATTCATACTCGGCGGTACTAAAGAAATTTAAAGGTAACGACATTGGTGCAACAATCAACGAAGAAGTAAATATCGAACGGCTGAAAACGATGTATGACGGATATGATGGCGATCGAGTCATTGAAATTCGCTTTATTGATCCACGACGGTTCACAGTACAGCAAAGAAACTTCATCTATGCGCTCATAGGCGATATTTTCATCGATACAGGCATGCCAACGGACTTCTGGAAGGAATTCTTCTACTTCCGTTTTGAAGGTGTCACAGGGCGCGAAATAAGCCTCAAAGACGAATCGAATACAACCGTGAGTGATGCCAATATCTTAGCGAATATCATCCTAGATTTCATCTTTGAACATCATATTCCTTTCAAAGAAGGATATGAGATTTTACCAGCGAATCAAGAGTATTACTTCTACAAATGCATTACAAAAAGAGTCTGCTGCATCTGTGGCAAAACAGGAGCTGATATCGATCACTTTGACAAAGCGCTGGGAAGACGAAAGCGCAAAGAAGTTGATCATTCAGAGTACACATTTGCAGCACTCTGCAGAATCCATCACACAGAGAAACACAAAATAGGTGTGATCAATTTCAAAAATAAATATCAAATCAAAGGGATCAAGTTAAACCAGGAAACAATTAAAAAGTTAAGGATAGGAGGATAAATTTGGCTGAGATAAGTTGGATCAAACTTAAAACTACTATGTTTGACGATGAAAAAATACGATTAATCCAAGCTGTTCCTGAGTCGGATGCCATCATCGTTATATGGATTCGATTACTAGTTTTAGCAGGAAAGACTAACGACGATGGTCTGATATATATCCAGAGGAACATGCCTTATACCGAAGAAATGCTTGCTACATTGTTTGGCAAAAACGTAAATACGGTTCGCTTAGCGCTAACTACATTGGCAAATTTCAACATGATTGATCTAAGCAGTGATGGACTAATTGCCATCAGTAATTGGGAAAAACATCAAAATATCGAGGGTATGGATAAAGTAAGGCTAAAAAATGCTGAAAGAAACCGTAAATACAGGGAAAGAAAGAGACAGGAACGTCTCAAATTGGAAAATGACGTTAGCGTGACGTCACGTGACGGTACAGATAAAGATATAGAAGAAGATAAAGATATAGATAAAGAAGAAAAGAAAGGTAAGTATTCTGACGAACACTTACGCCTTGCTAAAAAGTTGCAAAGTAATTTAACTGAAGATTTTCCAAAAGAAATGAACAAAGTAGATATCGAAAAATGGGCAGACACAATCAGGTTGATGGAAGAAAGAGATAAAGCATCTATAGAAGCGATTGAGTATGTGATCAATTGGCTACCTACAAATGAATTTTGGTTTGGAAATATTAGAAGTGCTAAGAAATTGAGAGAAAAATTTGAGAAGCTCAAATTCGAAATCAAAGCAGACAAGAAGAATCATAAAAAGCAAAGTCAAAAACTACAGTACAGCAATCCTAGTGAATATGACGACTTGCCAATTTAAAAAGGAGATGCATCACATGGAAAGCCTAGCAAATGCTATGGAGAAACTAATAAGAAGAGTATTAGTGCAAAGCGGAAAATGTCCAGAATGTAGCGAACCTTTGTATAGTTGGCGAGCTAAAAATAAGGATGGTTCAGAACGTTGTAAACCAACATGCATGAGTTGTGGTTATAAAGCGTTACGTGTGAAAGAGGATATACAGACCGAACGGATATATAACGATAGCTTAAAAGCACGAGCGTTGAGTTTTTTTCAAAATGGTTCGGTATTAACAGATAAAACTTTGTTTAAATGCAAAATGGAAAATTATCACGTAGTGGATCAAGAAACAAAAATCGCTTTAGAAAAAGCAAAAAGCTATACGAATGAGGTTCTGCTGAACCATCCTGCACATTTCATTCTATCAGGGAAATCAGGAAGCGGAAAAAGCCACTTATCAATGGCCACAGCTTGGGAAATACTTGAGCGCTCAAATTATGACAAGAAAATACTTTTTATAAGCTATCAAGAATTATTAGAGCAAATAAAGTTTTCTTATAACAATACTGAACTGAGAAAAGAAATTGAAGGATCGCTTATAGCCGATATTAAAACAACTGATTTGGTGGTTTTTGACGATATTGGAGCTGAATTAGGTAGTGGGGTATCAAATAGTAGGCAGTTTACAAACAACACGTTAAACACGCTCTTAGAAGCCAGACAGAACAAGGCAACGATCATCACAACAAACTTATCTGGTCCTGAACTAAGAGAAGCCTACGGTGAAAGAATTGTTTCTAGGATATTTAAGAATTCAGAAGGTTATGCGCTGAAATTCCAACAAACAGCAGACAAGCGCATAAAACCAGTGAAAGGTAGTATCGCATGAATAAATACCGTAATAAAAAAACTGTTCATCGAGGTATCAAGTTTGATTCTATCGCAGAAGCAGAGTATTACGATCTAGCCTTGTGGCAAGCTGAAGCAAATGGCTGGAAAGTAAAACTTCAGGAAAGATTTGAGCTGATGCCGAAATTTGAACTAGACGGAAAGAAGTATCGCAAGATCGAGTATATTCCCGACTTCACATTTTATAAAAACGGCAAACTTGTCAAAGTCGTAGATGTCAAAGGAATGCAGACAAAAGACTTTAAGATCAAGGCAAAGTTGTTCTGTCATCAATATCAAGCGCCGTTGATATTAGCTAAAAAATATCGGAATACGTTCAAGGAAGAGCGTTTTTAACGAGGTGGTCCATCATGACAACAGAAGAAGTGATTCAAATGCGTATTCGAAACATTCAGCGTGAAATTGACGATCTAGAACGAACAAAGGCAGTGATGGTCAATGAAACGGCGAGAAAGGCAATCGATTTGCACATAGAGAACTTAAGAAGGGAAATTCGTAGATTGGAGGAATGAGCGTGGATAAGAAAGCGACAATGAAACGAATTGCTGAATTAACCAAGTCAGAATCTTGGCAGGAAGACAAAGAAATAGTTGCAGAAGTCCAAAAGCTCGGTAAATCAATGTGGACTGAAAAGCCTAAACGGAAAACGCCGAGAAAAATTGCAATCTGGCATGGTGATCGAATTCTAGTAACAGGTACAGCTGAACAGTTATCTGAAATTACTGGATTAAGCAAAAACATTATCTGGGATAGAGCTAGGAGCTTATGGATTGATTCAAAAGGACGACAGTTTAGGTATGTGGAGGAGAGATAATGGATCTCATTACACAATACAGTGACATCATCCTCAAGAAAATCATGATGAAGATTCAGAAAGACAAAAAATCAAAAGAACGAGCTGAATTAGTTAAGTTAGAAATGGCTGAAACAGGAGCAGGAGTGCGAAGTAGCAGGCATTGGAAAGCAGCAGCAAACATTGAATTTTATTACAACGAAATTCAAAAAGGGTTCGATCAGATGCGTGAGCTGGATCGGCAAACAAATTGGAGCAAGAAACTTCATCAAGATCGTTTCAAATTTGTAGAGAAGTATAAAGAAATATTAGAAGAGTATTTGAGGAGGACAGCAAATGATAAAAAAACTCGTTCAATTCAGCATGGATTTATATGATATCGAATCAGGAGCAACACTATCTGTGGAATCGGACCATCTAATCATAAATTTTGGTGGAAAGCGCCAGATTATTTTGTGGGTAGTTGATGATGTACTGTTTCCAGAAATTGTTCATGATTTCGAAGAATCAAAAGCGGTTGAGTTTGAAATAGTGAAAAAAGTAATGGAATTGATTGAAAAATACGAGGAGGACAGCGAATGATACCGAAGTTTAGAGCGTGGGATAGAGAAAAAGACAGAATGAAGGCAGTAGCTTTGGTTGAATTTGCTGAGGCGTATAAATCAGGAGAACTCATTTCACGTACAAAATAAAAAAAGTCGGATTCCTCCGACTATGAATAATATTTCCGACATAAGTATTATATCATAATTGGGGGAATCAGAGGATGGTACTTTTCGATGTAAAGAAATATGAGACACCAAGCGCGAAAGATGTTGATATGGAACGCACAAAACATAATGTCGCTGTGTTTCTTTCAGCATATCTATCAGCTAGATGTAGAGTAGGGCAACCTCGAGAACCAAAAGTGACAGCATCTTATTCCTTGGTTCCACCTTCTACAGCTGATCATATATTTGAAGCAGAAAGAATGCTGATCGATAAAGAAGAAGCACAGGAAGAATTTGAGTATCTGCATAAATTGTTTGTTCGAGGCTATTCAGCGATACAGCATCCGCATAAGCCTGATGTGACTGAAAGGCGCAAGAAGATATTCTATGATCGTTATATCAATGGTCTGCCCATTTATGTAACTGCTCAAAGGAATAATACTAGCGAAGAATCGGTTAAAGTAGAATCAAACAGAATTATCATCCAATTTGCTTCATCGTTAGAACTGGTTGCTTTCAAGTAGCCAGTTTTTACACTTTTTATACCCTTTTATTACCAATTTGGTTTCCATTTTATACCTTTTTTATACCAATCACTTACCTATTCAACGTTGTATTATGATAGTGTCGAAAGATTAGGAAACAGGATCGACAAAATAAAATGTAAGGGAGGAAATCTCCCTCATCGTTTAATTAAGCTTCGATAGGCAGCAGCGGAAATATTAAGAATAAGGATGTGAATTTCAACTCCTTCTAAATTGTTCTTATTATCTATCATCCGTTGCTGTCTATTAATTTATGTATTGGAGGGTATATAAAATGAAGATCGCTTCCGAAAAAATTGATCAACTAACAATTTTAGTAAACCAAAGAATCGAAGATATTATCAAAGAATTCGAAGGTGAAAAGATTAAGAACATAAAGCTTACTTTAATGGATCATAAGTTCGAATTAAATTCGACAAAAAGGAAGATCGTTGAGCTTATAGAAGAAGAAATAGCTCTCCAGATCAATGAGCAACAATTAGCTAATTAATTTATGTATTGGAGGGGAAATGAATGGAAGTCGAACAAATAAAGTATCAAGGTATGGATCGGGAACGGTTGATTGATATTATTGAGCAACAACGTTTAGAATTGATCCAAAAAGAAGCTGTATGTAAAGAGTACAAAAAACATTTGGAACAAGTAATTGAGTATCATTCAGTAGAAAAGTACAGATCAGTGGTGCAAAAAAATAGAGCAACGAGTCCTGATTCTCGTCAAGATGTATCGATTAGTATCAAGACGCCAGTATTTAATTCTGTTAAATCAGAAAAGCTAGAAAGTATCTCAACTGCTTTGGTAGAAAAAGCAGCTGAAATGAACTCCCTAGCAAATGAAGTTAGTCGTCTTATTTAGTCATATCGATAACTTGAGAGTCTTTGGTGATTCCGTTTTTTATAGAATTAATGGTTTGTTCAGCGGAATATTTAGTCAAGTATGTTTCGCTAGTTGCTACTACTTCATTGTTATTGGACTTAATAACGAAGTAATATTGGCCATTAGTTGCTTCTCTTATAACAAAGTACAAATTTTTCACCACCTATAATTTATTTCAGCGGACCACTCGCTGATAATTAAAATTATAAGCTATGTATAAAATTTCACAATATCAATTTGTCGCTGTGGCGGAAAGGGTAGACGCAATAAAGGATGAATGGGAAAAGTCAATGAGTAATTATCTGAAATTTACAAGTCCCCTGTTTAGTTATCTAAGATTATTTGATAATATTATTTCTGAGGTGATAGAAAATGGTGGGCGTAGTTAAATTTCTTGGGTTTACATTTGATGGATATGGTACGTTAGGCGAATGGGTAGGTATTATTTTGATAGTGATTACAATTCAACAAACATCAAAGTACTACTGGTATTCTAATAGTTCTAAAATTGTATCAAGAATAACTGAAGGAATAACCAAAAAAGATATTACTGTCGTCGGTAAATATGGGTTTACTATAACTTTATTAAATGAAGGGAAATCTGAAACCGCAATAAAGTTTTGCGGGATTATAGGTAAATATAACATTTTCCAACGTTTTATCAGAAAGCATTGGTACAAATATATTTACAAATACCCTGTAGTTAAAAAGCTTATTGAAAAATATGTGGACCACGAAATATCTTATCTCAATCCAACAGACCTTATTAATCAAGAATTCCAGAATATTGGATACTTAGAAAAAGGTCTAAAAATACCAATTGTAAATGAAAGTTTAGTTACTGCAATGGTAGCTAACATAAAGAACAGCAAGAAATTAGAAAAGAGATATAAAAAATGTAAAAAATTGAAATTTTCCTTTTTATTCTTAGAATATAATGGCAAAGAATATTATCAAGATATTTATGTTTTGCGAGGCTCGAACTTATATAAAGACATTAAAAATAAGATTTCAGTATGAGATTTTTTAAAATTCGTAGATCACTCTTTGAGTGGTCTTTTTATTTTGCGTAAAGGAGGCACGACGATGTATAGACCACAATACTTAGAACAGAAGCATGAAGTAATCACTGTGCAAAACGGTAACGGTGAGATAGTACGAAAGTATAGAAGACCAATAAAGAGCGATACATATAAACGGAAGGAAAGCAATGAAGTTATTCCATTGTATGGCAAAAGAATAGCTAAGTATTAAATAAGATTGCGAAAGGAGATGGGACATGACCGAGGAATTCTATAGATGGTTATTACAGTTGATAAGAGAAGATCGTTTGGTTAAGTTCTATCAGTCTCCTAAATGGCGCAGGCTTAGAGAGAAAGCGATGAAACGAGATCACTATGAATGCCAAGAGTGTAGAAGACTAGGTAAGTATCATAGAGTAGAGAACGTTCATCATATAAAGGAAGTCAAGGATAGACCTGACTTAGCTTTAGATTTAGATAATCTTATTTGTTTATGTGTTGAACATCATAATGAAGTTCATGGCAGATATCTTACAGCGTTAGATAAACAAGAGAAGAAGATAGAAAGCTTCGCTAACTTCGATGCAAGTGAAAGGTGGTAAGTGCATGATCATCAATGACAATGGCAGAGAGTATGATACAGAAAAGATTGAAGAGTATTCATCTTATACTCAGGGATTAATTAAACGTTTGATATACGTTCGCTATGTAGGTATTAGGGATCTGTTATCAGATAACTGTTGTAGTAAATACAAAGTGAATCAAGTAAGAGAAGCGTTGAATAAAGATAATAACGTCGAAAGAATAAAAAATGTTTTTGGATATAGTATTGAAGAGATTAATTATTACATTGACTTCGCTGAAGCTTTCATTCCGATGGTGAGATAACCCCCCCTTAAAATAAATCGCAAATTTTTTGGGGGTGATGAAACGGAGGGGGCTGTCAGGAAAAGAGATTTTTTCGAACTTTATCATGAAAGGAGGGCTAAAATGTTTAAAAACGAATTGTCTCAAAATCGCTACAGAGAAAAATTACGCCGCTCTTTAATAAGCCAATTGGAAAGTCAGAAAACAAATATTGAGCCATTCTTAGATAATGTTGATCGTTATATCAGTTTATGGGAAACGGCGATATCACTGGAAGAAGATATATCCGAGAACGGCATTAGACTGGAGAATGGTAAAAAGAATGAATCAGTAGCGTTGCTTGTTTCTGTCAACAAACAAATGGGATTGATGTTGGATAAACTTGCCATTACTCCTGAATTGGTAGGTGAAGCAAATGAATCAATTCCTGAGTTATAAGCATATTGAAAATTGGTTCAAAGCTATAGAAGAAGGCACTATCAAGGTATGCAAAGAGCAATTATTGCTAAAAAATTATCTAGAAGAAAGAGTCTTTACTAGAGAAGATATTTACTTCGATAAGCAGATGGTAGAGGATTCAATCAATATACCAGCACAATACTTTCCATTCGAATTAATTCCGTGGGAAAAATTTCTACAATGTTTTATTTATGGTGTTCGATGGAAAAAAGATAAAACACTAGTGTTCAATAGATATCTTTCATTAATGGGACGTGGTAATGGTAAAACTGGTTTTGCTTCTTGGAACAACTTCTTTCTACTAACCGCTAAACACGGTATTAAAAATTATGATATTGATATCTATGCCAATAATGAAAGCCAAGCAAAGACTAGTTTTGATGATGTATTTAAAGTAATTAAAGATCATCCTGATTTAGATAAAAAAGTATTTAAAGCTACGAAGGAAGTTATTCAAAATATCGCTACAAACAGCAAACTTCGTTATAACACGGCAAATGCTAGAACAAAAGATGGGAAGCGACCAGGTGCAAACCGCTTTGATGAAATTCACGAAAATGAAGATTATTCAATGATAAATGTGGCTACTTCTGGTGGTGGTAAAATTCGAGATTATAGAGAATTTTATGATACAACTAATGGTCATGTTCGTGGTGGTCCGCTTGATGACATTATAGAAGAATCAAAAATGATTCTTTCTGGAGAACTTGGAATTGACAAGGATGGAGCAGAATTTTCTAGTTTGTTTCCATTTATTTGTCGCTTGGATAACGATAATGAAGTTGATGATCCCGACATGTGGGAAAAAGCTTGTCCAACTATTAATTACAATGCAGATTTAAAACGGAAAATGTTTCAAGAATACTCTCAAATGCAACGTAATGCTGGTTTAAGACTTACGTTCATGACCAAACGAATGAACAGACCTATGGAAGATACACGATTTGCTGTTGCTTCATATGATGATGTTCTGCATACGAAAGAAAAAGAATTTCCTGAAAAAATGGATGAAGTGATAGGAACAGTCGATTTTGCTGATAGACGAGATTTTGCCAGCGTTGGGTTGCTAGGAAAATACGATAAAGATGTTTATTTTACACAACATACTTTTATCCACGAATCAGCCCTTCGATTACAAAACATCAAACGAGAGGTTATAGATATTTCTATAGATCAAGGAAAATCACAGATCGTTCATGGAAAAAATATAGAAGCTGATTATATTGTAGGTTGGTTTCTTGAAATGAGTAATAAATATTATATTAAAAAAATCGCTATGGATATGTACCGTGCAAAAATATTGAAGCCCGCTTTAGAAGAAGCAGGTTTTACTGTGGAAATTGTTCGAAGCGGATCTGTTACACATGGTATGTTAAAAGATCTGGTTGATGACCTTTTTATTAATCAACGTTTATTTTTTGGTGACGATGCGATTATGCGTTGGTATTGCATGAATGTATATGAAGAGCATATTTCTAATGGAAATATACGCTATGAAAAAATAGAACCTGAAACTAGAAAAACGGATGGCTTTTTTTCATTCCTTCATGGTTTGAATTTTTTAGATGATATTTATGATTCTGCTCCTGTAACAGTCACAAATAGCTCAGTAGAAAATACAGGAACTGGATTTACTCCTCTAGTATTCTAACTTGAAAGGAGGTGAGAAAGTGGGGATTTTTCAAAAGGCGGTAGGATACTTCACAAAAAAAGCAACGGTTCCTTTAGAAGAATACTTTTGTAAATTGCAAGTTGATTTTGTGTATCGAAAATTTGCGATTGAAACTTGTATTGATTTGATTGCAAATGCGATGAGTAAAGCGGAATTCAAGTCATATGAAGATGGAAAAAATAAAAAGAATGATCTTTACTATAGGCTGAATGTAGCTCCTAATAAGAAAAATAATGCAACAGAATTTAGAAAAAAACTGATCAGGAGATTAATATTCTACAATGAAGTATTGATCGTTTCTCCGTCTAATAATTCTAGCGAAATATTTATTGCGGATAGTTGGGATGTCACAGAATATGCATTGAAAGATGATGTGTTTTCTCAAGTGCAAATTAACAACATAGTCCTTGATAGAGAATTTCTAGAAAGTGATGTTATCTATATAAAATACGCAGATCAACAAATTAGGCAACTAGTCGATGCGTATTATCAAGCGTATGGGAAACTCATTTCTAGTGCCATGAATGTTTACAAGCGCTCTAACGCTCGTAGATACGTACTGAAAGGGAATTTATTCCGACCGCAAGACAATACAACACAAGATCAAATCAATAAAATGATGACATCACAATTTAAGGCTTTTATGGAAGCTGATAATGCAGGTGCGGTATTTCAATTACAAAATGAGTACACATTAGAAGATTTCAGCGGAAACTTCCAAAGCAATTCAAGAGATATAAAAAACTTAATAGACGACATCTTTGAGATGACAGCAGCAGCGTTTCACGTTCCGAAAAACCTACTAAAGGGAGACATGAGTGGGTTATCGGATCAAGTGGACGCTTTTTTAATGTTCGAAATCATACCGATTGCTGAACTTATTCAGGATGCGTTTAACGCTAGTCTCTATGAAGTAGAAGAATACTTGTCAGGGAATTTTGTACGTGTGGATACAACTATGATCAAGATTACTAGCTTCAAAGATTTGGTTGACGCTATTGATGTAGGCATTAGAAATGGAGTATTTACAATCAACGAAGGAAGAGAGCGCGTTGGAAATGATCGCTCTGATAAGGCGATGGCAGATGAAATATTTATAACTAAAAACAATCAACAAGTATCGAAAGGAGGTGAGGCGAATGACGACAATGAAAACATTTCTAGCAGTAAAGAATGAAGGCGCAGTACCGCAAATTTTTATTCAGGGATTTATTGGTTCTAGTTGGTTCTTTGAAGGGAATACTGACAAGGGAATCAAAAATATTTTGGATAGTCTAGGTGATCAAGAAGAAATTGAAGTAGTAATTAATTCAAACGGTGGAGACGTATTTCAAGGGATTGCTATTGGGAACTTACTTAAGTCAAATAAAGCAAAAGTTAACGTTGTGATTAACGGCTTAGCCGCTAGTGCTGCTTCAATTATCGCAATGGCTGGCGATACTATAAAAATCTACAACAATGCACAATTGATGATTCACCGCGCTTCCACATACGGAGAAGGAAATGTCGATGACTTCCGTACGATTGCTGACCAACTGGAATCAATTGATAAATCGGTAAAGGCTTCATATAAAACACGATTCAATGGCACAGATGAAGCATTGCAAGAACTTCTTGAAAAAGAATCGTTTATGGATGCAGAAACAGCTTTGAGTTATGGATTGGTCGATGAAATTATCGATGCAGAAAATAGCTCAGGTACTGAAGCTAAAAAAGAACAAAGCGTTGAAGAAATTTTGAATGACGTTAAAGAAAAAAGAGCAGAAAAAATTGCTGCATTTACAGCAGCATTAAATAAAACATTTGGACAAGGAGATGTAAAATAATGACAGTTAAAAATTTAAAAGGTGTAACAGCTGCAAGCGACCAATTGATGAAAGCTTTTAAAGATGGTAACGAAGAATCTTTTAGCGCAGCTATGGTAAGCTTATCTAAGGAAATTCAGGATAAAATTTTAGAAGAAGCAACAGCAAAAAATCAAGATCAATTAGTATTAATGAACCGTGGTCAGCGTGTATTAACTACACAAGAAACAAAATTCTATAACGAAGTAGTGAAAAACGAAGGTTTTGCAGGGGTCGAAGAATTAGTGCCAGCTACTGTATTTGAACGTGTATTTGAAGATTTAGAACAATCTCATCCACTATTGCAAAAAATTACTTTTGTTAACACAACTGGTGTAACAGAATGGATTGTGTCACGTGGAGTCAATCCAGCATGGTGGGGTAAACTTTGCGAAGCTGTTAAAAAAGTTTTAGATAATGGCTTTGATGTAATTAACATGAAGCAGTTCAAGCTATCAGGTTATATTCCTGTATGTAAGGCAATGCTTGATTTAGGTCCAGTATGGTTAGATCGTTATGTCCGTACTGTTTTAGTAGAATCATTGAGAATTGCATTAGAACAAGCAATTGTTGATGGTACTGGTAAAGATATGCCAGTCGGAATGATGCGTGACATGAGCAAACAAACTAGCGGAGAATATGCTGAAAAAAAAGCAGAACCTATTACAGCTTTAGATGCTGTAACTATGGGCGGTTTGATGGCGCGACTATCAAAATTCAATATCGAAGGTGTGAATGATCCGATTTATCGTAATGTGAATCCTTCTGATGTGGTCCTAATTGTGAATCCAACTGATTACTGGTCTAAAGTATTCCCAGCTAAGACTGTACTAACTGCTAATGGAGAATACGTACAAGTATTGCCAGTACCAGTTTCAGATTTGCAGTCAACGGCTGTGCCAGAAGGAAAAGCAGTTATTGGGGTAGCCTCAGATTACTTCATGGGTGTAGGATCTACACTAAAAATTGAAGCTTCAGATGAATACCATTTTGTTGAAGACGAACGCATTTATCTAGCTAAACAATATGCAAACGGTCAACCTAAACGTAACGATAGTTTCATTGTATTAGATATTAGCGCTTTGGGAACTACTACTACAACTACAAAACCAACAACCACAACAACTACAACACAAGCGTAGGTGATCAGAATGAAGTATATTCTTTGTCAGCCGGCAATCAATCGGTTTAAATGGGAGCTTGAAGTTTGTTTAACTAATCTGAAGAAACTAGGAATCAAAGATATCGTATTGCTTTTCAGCAGACACGATGATCAGATTCCTATTTTTTTTGAGAAGGAATATGGTGTTGAAGTTCATGTGTACGATGATCTGCGGGACGACAAAGAGTATATTCCTTCGATTAAACCATATTTATGGTGGAAATATTTAGAAGAAGATCATTCGCGTGAGGACGACCGATATTTCTATATCGATTCGGATGTCATTTTCAATAAAAGAATTAATTTGCGCAAATTGCCTTCTAAAGATGATGTTTGGTATTGTAGCGACTGCTGTAGTTATCTAAGTCTTGATTATATTAGAAGCTGTGAAAACGGAGAAAATATTCTAAAAGATATGGCAAACATTGTAAATGTTACAGTAGAATCTTTGGAAACTATAAACACTAATTCAGGAGGCGCACAGTGGGTTATTAACCGCCCTAAAGCGAATTATTGGAAAAAGGTTTATCTGGATTCTAATCGGCTATATCGCTACCTTAGAGGGCAAAAAACAAATATAAAAATCTGGACAGCCGAGATGTGGGCACAGCTTTGGAACATGATGTATTTCAATATTGGTCCTAAAGTTCACGAGGAATTAGACTTTTGTTTTGCTACTGATCCAATAGAAAAAGTTAAAGAAGTAAAAATCTTACACAATGCTGGAGTAACAACAAACGATGAAGATTTATTTTTCAAAGGGAGATACGTGACTTCTACGCCTTTTGATGAAGATTTATCATTTGTAAACAAGAAAAAATGCTCTTACGCATATGTTAAAGCAATTAAGGCGGTGGTTAGATGACGCCTGAACAAGTGACTGAAGAATTGCTAATAGCTGTGAAGGATAATATTTACGTTACCTGGAACGAAGAAGATGAGTCAATTAAAAAGATGATAGCTAAAAATGCTGTTTATCTTCAAAGTAAAGTGAGTACAACACTTTCTTTTTCTCCTGAAAGCTTAGAATACGGATTGCTAATCGAAAGATGTAGATACGACTGGAATCGTGCTTTAGATGAGTTTGAACAAAATTTCGCTAGTGAGTTATTAGGTTTCATTCAACATTATGCGCTACAAGAATATATTGCAGGTGATGTGAATGGCGAATAATCGTAGACTCGAAGAAACATTCAACGATGGTTGGTTAAAGATTTTGACGCAAACTACCAAAAGAAATGAACTAGGAAAAAAGATTGGTGTAGAAGATACAGAAATCACTTCTTTAAAATTTAGAAATCTTTCCATGAGAGATAGTGATATAACAGCTATGGATGCGATGGGATCGAAATTAACTAAGAAAGTAAAGACTCCATTTCATCCAATCGCCAAGAAATTTAATAAAGATCAATATTTTATCGTAATCGATAGTATGCGTTACAACGTTATCTATGCCGATTACGATAATTTTTATATCTATTTTTATCTTGAAAGTGTGGGTGAATATGGTGATTGATAATTCTAAAGAAAAAGAACGTTTAAATAAGCAAATTTCTGCTATCAAAACTTCCTTAGAAGAGCATTTTGGCCTCAAACTCTTTCAAGACTCCGTAGGCGAGGATGAGCTACCTGATGATTTTAATTACTTCATTCTCGAAACAGGAGAAATAGAAATGATCACTGAGCCAAAATATAGCGTGGGTCAAAATCTATATCTAACTTTCTATTCAGAAAATAGAGAAGATTTAACAGGAGATTCACTAGATATTATTTCATTGATTCAAAATCGTTCGATTCGTTTTCAGAGAATGGATCCCAATCATTTAAAACTAGAGAACCAAGATCGCTATATCGATCAATTGGTATTTACGTTTAGACGATTATTGAAGAGTGATTGTCATGGCTAAAAATAGTTGGGAGCTAAAAATAAATGGACATGATGAACTTCTTGTGCGGATGGAACGCTATTCAAGCGAGAGCGAACGACTGATTAACGAAGCATTGAAATCAAAAGGTTCGGCTATTGCAGTGGATAGGATTACAGAAAAAATTCCTGTTTCTGAAGCAGATTTAAGAAGAGGGCACCAACACGCAAAAAATAGTCGTCCACTTAAGACTCAATACATTAATTTGGGTTTCATCATTAGACCTACAAGAAAATTTGAGTATTTAAAATATCCTGATTTGGGGATAGGTACTTCTAAAAGAAATCAGCCGGACGAATTTATGAGAAGAGGATTAGGTCTTGCACTTGATCCAATTACAGAACTTCTGATTCGTCAATTCGATAAATTAAATAAATAGGAGGAACAACAATGGCTAAAACAACAACAGTAACAACTTTTGACAATATAAGTATTAAAAGAATTTCTTTTAATTTTAAGAATGCAACAAATGCAATTTCAACTGATTGTAATGGACAATTAGATGGCGAAACAGAAATGCAGAGAATTGTAAAAAAATGCGGTTCAACAGAAGTAAAATCGAAATCTAAACCAATCAATATGACGGTAACAATTACTGCACATGTACCGATGGAAGTTTATCGACGCTTCAATGGGTTGAAACAAGATGAACGTATTAAATCGGGAATTTACTCTTATGGTCCTGATTCCGTAGGGGAAGATTTCTCTCTTGCTGCAGAGATCGTGGATGATTTCGAAGAAAAAAATAAGCTGATTGGTATGTTAGCATGCACTTCGAATACAGGATTAACATTCTCTATTGAAAATGGTGCGGATGAAGTAGCTGCGTTAGAACTAGAAACAAAAGTTATGCAAGATGAATTTGGTAAATTTTATCATGAAGCAATTGTTGCAGAACTTGAAGAAGACTTAACAGATCAATGGATGACGAATCTATCTGCTGATGTGATTAAAAAAACTTCAGTTGTGACAACTACGGCCACTCAATCACAGTAAAAAAAACGGAGGTAGCGAAATGAACGAAGATTACTCAAAAATTGAACTAAACGATGGAACAATTTTGAATTTAGAACCTAAACTGAATATCAAGAAATTATTGATGATCAATAGAGATTTTAACACAGACGAGTTTGCAAAAATGACTGTGGGAAAAGGATCCATGGATATTTCTGTTATTCAAGGTGCAAAGGCTGTGTATATTGCTTACCGCCAAGCGAACATGACTGATTATATTTCATTCGATGAATTTATCGATAAATGGGATTTTGATATGGCTACTGCCAGCTATATTTATCAATTGATGATGTTCAAACAAGCACGCGATGCTTATCAAAAAGAATTTGAAAAAGCAAATAAGGAAAAAAAGCTTCAAAAGTAAAAATGCCAAAGCTCTTAGTTGAAACGTGGGTCGATGTCTATTCGATGTTGACCGACGTTTTTTCTATGCCTTCAGATTTGGTTTTAAGCGATATCTGTTTAGATGACATTTTGCAAATGGCTTACAACAAGAGTGCTTATGAAGGATGGAAAAACTATGCAATAAACCAATCCCAGAAAAACTAAAGAAAGGAGGTAAAAAATGGCTAAAAAGAGAACAGAAGCAGAAGTAACATTCATAGCTAACGATGACGGATTGAAATCTACGTTAAAAGAAATCAGTGCTGAATTAACTAAAAATAGAGCAGAATTAAAACTAGAACAAGCTCAATTACAACAGACTGGTTCTGAATCAGACAAGTTAGGAAGTAAATTATCTTCTTTAGAAAAGCAGTATGAATTACAAAGTCAAAAAGTTGAAGTAACTAGCCAACGTTTAGCCAATGCCAAAAAATATTATGGAGAAAATTCCACCGAAGTTCAGAAACTTGAGAGAGAACTGATTAACCAACAAACAGCGCAACAACGTTTGTCAAACGAAATTGATAAAACGAGTAATGCACTAGCTCAAGCAAAAGGCGAAATACAGACGTACGAGTCTACAATGCAACAGTTGGATAGTGAACAAAAAAATGTTCAAGCTAGTGCTTCTCTGATTGAATCCGAATACAAAAAATGGCAAGCAACTGCTGGTCAATCAGCTTCTGAATCCGAGAAATTAGCGAAAGCCCAAGAATATGTTTCTCAACAATCTGAAAATGCAGAGAAAACGATAGATATCCTGAGACGACAGTTAGAAGCTACACAGTCTGAGTTTGGCGCTACATCCACAGAAGCAATGCAGATGGAGGCGAAGCTTAATGATGCTGAACGTGAATTTGAAGAGTTAGGACAAGCTGCTAAAAATGTAGATACAACTAACTTGGACGATATCGGAAGCAAAATAGATATGAATAATCTAATGGAAGCTTCTGACGTTTTAAGCGACATTGGCGATAAGCTTACAGAATTAGGGAAACAAGCAGTGGACTCTGCTAATAGTGTAGGTAGTTCCCAGAGTAAAATACAAGCTAATTTTGGTTTGACTAAACAAGAGGCTGAAGAATTAACGAATGTAGCCAGAGACATTTATTATAAAGGTTTTGGAGAATCGTTAGATCAGTCCACAGATGCATTGATTTTGGTAAAGCGTAATTTAGGCGATTTAAATAATCAAGATTTACAAAATATCACGGAACAAGCTATGGTCCTAGAAAACACCATGGGCGCTGATATGGATGAAACGTTACGTGGTGTAAATGGCTTAATGGTCAATTTCGGCTTGAGCGCTCAAGATGCAATGGATTTAATGGTTTCGGGTACTCAAAACGGTTTAGATAAAACGCACGAATTAGGCGACAATATGGCAGAATATAGCCAATTATGGAGTCAAATGGGATATTCAGCTGATGAAACGTTCGGAATGCTTCAAAATGGTTTAGATGCGGGTGCTTATAACCTTGATAAAGTCAATGACTTAGTTAAGGAAATGGGAATATCGTTAACAGATGGTCGATTTGAGCAAAACATGGATATGTTTAGTGAAAGTACTAGAAAAGCTTTTGAAGAGTGGAAAAATGGCGGAGGAACACAAAAAGACGTTATTAATTCCATGATTCAAGATTTTAGCAATATGGATGGTCAATACGACCAATTAAATAAAGCTTCTACAATTTGGTCTGCACTTGGCGAAGATAACGCGATGAAAGTTGTCCAATCTTTGACTGATGTTAACCATACATTTGATGATGTTAGTGGATCTGCACAAAAAATGAATGAAGATTCTACTACTCCGTTACAAGAATTAAACGGAAAAATAGCTGAATTAAAGGATTCATTAGCTCCTATAGGCAACACAATCATAGATGCACTCGAACCAGTAATTGATTTTCTAGGAAAGATGGCTGATGCGTTTAATAATCTTCCACAACCAGTACAGGATTATGCCGTAGCGATTGGCGGATTGACTGCTGCATTTACTTTATTAATGCCAATAATAGTTGGCTTCATGGCTCTAGGTGGTCCTACTACATTAATAATAGGAGCAGTTATTACTGTTATTGCTGGAGTTATAGCAATTATAAAAAACTGGGGCGCAATTACTGACTGGTTTAAGGGAATATGGAGTAAATTCACTGATTGGTTGGGTGGTACTTGGGAAAGTATAAAAGAAGGTGCCTCATCAGTTTGGGATGGAGTTAAAGAAACCTGGTCTGGATTTGTAGATTGGGTTCAAGATATTTGGCAAGGAGTTTCTGATTGGTTTGGAGAGCTATGGAGCGGATTAGTTGAAGGAGCTTCCAACATCTGGCAAGGAGTCCAAGAGACTTGGCAAGCATTCGTTGATTGGGTTTCAAATATTTGGAACGGAGTCAAAGAAGTATGGTCGATTATTTGGGCAGACATTGTAGGAATTGTTCAAATACCATGGACCTTAATAACGTCATTGATTCAAGCCGGTATTAATATTATCGTGGGTATTTTTGATGTAGCTGGACAGTTATTAGGCGCAGCTTGGCAAGCTGTTTGGACACCTATTTCTGATTTCCTTAAAAACACTTGGGATACTATGACACAATGGGTAAGCATCGCTTGGAATGGAATTGTAACTACATTCCATACTATATTTGATCCAGTAGTGGCATGGTGGAATGGTATATGGACAGCTATTAGTACTACGGCTTCAAATATTTGGAATTCAATTAGTGCAACAGCTTCTAGTATTTGGAACAGTATCAAGAATACAATCACTAGCTTGGTACAAGCAGCTGCTACAGTAATTCAAAATATTTGGTCAACTGTATCTAGTTGGTTAGGTGGAATTTGGAATTCAATCAGCTCTACAGCATCAAATATCTGGAATAGCGTGACTAGTAGTATAAGCAATGCTATAAACGCAGCTAAAAGTGCCATTCAAAGTGTTTGGAATAGTATATCTTCGTGGATCAGCGGAATTTGGAACGGTATCAAAAACACTGCTTTGAATCTTTGGAATGGAATTACAAGCACTATTAGCTCTAAAGTAAACGATGGAAAAAATGCAATTTCAAGCGGTTGGTCCAATCTAACAGGTATTGTTTCCGACATATTCAATAATGTTAAAAGTACAATTGCTAACATTTGGGAAGGTATCAAAAAGACTGTTAGCGCTCCAATTGATTGGATCAGAGATAAAATCAGTAGTATCTTTGATAATTTGAATATTTCTATACCACATATTCCGTTACCACATTTTAAATTGAGCGGAGAATTCAATCCATTGAAGGGGAAAATCCCAACGTTGGGTGTTGATTGGTATGCGAAAGGTAGTGTGTTTAATTCTCCGAATATTATCGGTGTCGGCGAAGCAGGACCTGAAGCAGTTTTACCTTTGAAAAGATCTGTGCTGCAAGAAATTGGTGATCGTATCTTGAGTAGCACATCAGTTTCATCTAGGGCACAAACGATTCAACCTGTGAATAACTACGAATTCAATTTCACAATTGATGGTAACGCAGATGAGGTTACTATGAAGCAAACAACTCAACAAATCATTGATAGCATTACAAAAGTTCAAAATGATAATGCTTCGGCATGGCGTTAAACAGGAGAGTATTTCTCCTGTTTTTTTAGTATTAAAAAGGATGTGAAAAAATGACTGATTGTATACATTCTATAATCGATGGATTTCCTGATTATTTGCATAAATTGGCTTTAGCTGAAAGACCAACCATACCTTCTCCAAAAAGACAGAGAGTTGAAACTTCTGTTTTAGGAAGGTTAGGTGGCTTAGTACAAGATTACTCGTTTGAAGACATGTCGTTTACATTGCACTATAACTATTTAGAGGATGTGGAAGACCATCAAGCGTTCAAGCAATCGTTTTATATCATGCGTCATTGGTTAAATTATGCAAAGAAATTAGAATTCTCTGATGATCCCAACGTCTATTATGTTATCCAGACTATCGATATTGGGGATGCAGAAAACGATATTGTTGAATGGGGAGAGTTCGATGTAAATATTACTGCGAAACCATTCGCAAGAGTTCAAGAAGATGTACCTATAACCGTAGATAAACCACAGTCATTTAACTTGCTGAATAATAGTTTAGAAGAAAGTTTTCCAAAGATTATCATCACTCCTTCAGCTACTTCATGCCAGTTCATCTTAAATGATTATGTGTTTAGTTTTGAAGGCTTAGTAGTAGGAACTGACGTAGTCATTGATAGTGATTTGATGCTTTGCTACGAAGAGCAATCGGACGGAGATATTTTAGATCGGTCCAACAAAATGAAGACCATGCAATATCCGACATTGCAAGTGGATATTAATTATTTTAATTGTACTGGTTTGAGCAAAATACAAATTTATCGTAATGGGTTAAGGTAGGTGAAATAGATGATCGATAATTTAATAACTATTTACGATAAAAACGACGCGAATAATTTAGCTGAACATTTATATGATACGCAAGGTTTAGGCGCTTTGTCAGACTGGTTAACAGCTACTGTTAGCAATAAATTAAACGGAGCCGAGATATTTCAGGGTACTTATCCAATAAGCGGAACTAATGCAGATTTGATTGTAGAAGGACGTATTATTCAGTGTTATGTAGATGAAAATCGAGCAAAACAGCGTCTACGGATTTATTATGCAAAGACTTCTGTAATAGGCAATACGATAGAAGTAAAAGCTGAACCTATTTTCAATGATATAAGAAAATCGGTGTTGAATAAATATGACAGTGGAACAGAAAAGATCACTGCTAGTCAGGCATGGCAAAACGCAAAAACTTTAGCGAAACCAGTTATTCCTTCACAGTTTTCTTTCTCGTCATTAGTAGATACGCTTGCTAATGTGAAGATAGAAAAGGCGAATTTTTTAGAATTCTTTGGTGGAAAAGAGGGATCTATTCTAGATCGATTTCATGGGGAATTTCTAAAAGATAATAACACATTACGTCATGAAAAAAGGCTAGGCACGGATCATAAAATCAAAGCGATTTATACTAAAAACTTAACTGGTCTTGACTTAGAGATTGATGCTCAAAGTGTTTTAGTTGGAGTTTATCCATTCATTAGCAGCTCTTCAGAAGGAGAAGACGAGATCACTCTACCAGAAGAAGTTATTTTCACGGATTACGTGGATGATTATCCTGCTGGATATGTTTCTTTTGTTGATTTTAAAGACAAAGCGACTGATGTAGCCACATTAAGGGAAGCTGCTAAAGACTGGTTGAAAACAAACATAGATAAACAAAAACCACAAGTGAGTGGTTCGATTGAATTAGTACCATTGAGGCATCAAAGAGGCTATGAAAAATTTGTTGATCTAGAAAAAGTTTCGATGGGTGACGGAGTAGATGTGTATCATCCACAGTTAAAAGTGAATATGTCAGCGAGAATTGTGGAATATACGTTTAATGTTCTAACCAATTCATACGATAAATTAGTTGTAGGAAACGTCAAAACAAACTTCTTAGAAAACACAGAGAATAATGTCAGCAATTTGATTAATGATGCCATTGATCAATTGAAAAACGGTGGCGAAATCAGTGATTTACTCAATGATATTGTAGATCATCAAACTGATATGATTACTGGTCAAAATGGTGGTTATGTTTTATTAGATCCTAAAGAAGCGCCTAGTCGTATTTTGATTATGGACACACCAGATAAGAATACCGCAAGGAATGTTTTACAAATCAACAATGCTGGTATTGGTTTTTCTAAAACTGGCATTAATGGAACATATGAAACGGCATGGACGTTAGATGGCGGATTCAATGCCTCGTTTATTACGGCTGGTGAAATAGTAGGAATTACTATTAGAGGTACTACATTAATTAGTGATGGTGCTGATTATAGAACAAGTATTGCTAATGGCAAAATGACTTGGTACTCAAAAAAAGTTAACAAAGATATTATGGAGCTAGAAGCACGTGATTATGTAAGTGCTGATGCCGGTATTGTATCATACACCATGAAAACTGGTGGTGGTTTCATGATTAGAAATCCACAGGGTAACTTGGTTTTTAGTACGTGGGATAATGGTAATAACAGACCGTTTCTATCTTTTGGTGCGCCCAATTTCAGGTATAGCAATGCTAGTTATGTAACTTCTGGCGACGGTAGTTCTTTAAGCATTAATGGTAGTGCGGGTAACTCATGGGAATTTAAGGTAGCTGGTAGGACTATGAAATTTACTAGTGATGGTATGCTAACGTTACCAGGTTGTTTTTTTGGTTCATGGGAAGATGGGAAACTTGCTAGGTTTGAACAATCAACGGTACAAGTATATAAAGATTTTACTGTTAGAGGTACTAAAAACTCAACTGTACCAACAGAACATTATGGACAACGACTATTGAACGCTTATGAAACTCCAGAATATTATTTCGCTGATTATGGGGAAGCCGTTACAGGTGACGATGGTAAAGTTCGTGTTGATATTGACCCCATGTTTGCTGAAACAGTAAATCTAAGTCGGTATATGACACATGTGACACCTACAGAACTAGTTTTGTGTGCTGTTACTCATGAAGATATTGACCATTTCATCATTGAAACTAGTAAGCCAAACGTATTAGTTAGATGGAATTTAGTGGCACACCGTCTAGGGTATGAAGATATTAGATTAAAAGAGGATACAGCATATGATAGCACAGTGCTTGACCAAAAACGTTTTTAAAACGAAGACAAGGAGGTATATAAATGGCTAGCAGTTTATATAATTTGGCTTTAGATTTCAGCAAAGAATTAAACTACACCAAAGCTATTATGGCTCGTCAAGGTGATAAAGGGATTACGGTGACGGTTAAACCGTTTCTAAATGGCTTGCAGATGGATACGAGTGGCGGAACATTTACTTTAAAAGGAACAACACCATCTAACCGTTACGTAGATAATGTTGCAACTAGTGTAACTAGTGAAGAAGTCACGTTTTCTCTTGATGGCACATTTATGAGTGAAGCAGGATATTATAAACACTGCTACGTAGAATATAGAAAAGACAATCAAATTTTAACAACGCAAGATATCATTTTTTTCTCACTAGGAGTGTCTGACATTTCGCAAGGCCAAGCCGATGAATATGTTTCGCAATTAGAAGAGTTGATTCGAAAGTACAACGAAACTTTTGATGCTTTTATGGCTGAAATCAAAGGTAGAGTGGATAGCTTAAATCAACAGATTACTGATTTAACTGGTCAAGCTAAAACGCTACAAGACAAGTTAGATGCTCTGAAAGAAGAAATTTCTAAGTTAGGTAACTTACAAGTGATGTACAGTAACAGCATCGACTTCGGGGACTATGATTATAGTGGAAATCCTAATTTGTTAAGTAAGCTATCATACGACTTAATTGAAAATCAAAATACTTCAGCTGGAACACTTTCTAAAGGTGAAAACTCGTTTAAATATAATAAGATATCAGCTGAAGTGGAAGGTGGAGTAGAGCTATATTATAAACGAAGAGGTATAGCTAACTGGCTACCATCTAATAAAACGCTTGTAATGACTGTTAAGCTTAGAGCTGGAGCGGACTATAGTCCAGTTGACGGAAAACTTATACTGATTAGATATAGGTATGTTGACAGTGGAACTGGCAAGATTGTTTTAGACTTACCTATTAACAGTAATTCGATAACTCAGGAATGGAAAGAGTTTAGTATTACTGGAACTACTCCAACATTTAGCCCACAAGCATACCATCCTTGGATACAATTTAGGGCTCAAGATGGGATACTTGGGGAAATAGAAATGAGCTATGACATCAAAATCGAAGAAGGCTCAACAGCTACACCATTCCAACCTAACTTATTAGCAGAACCTTACAACATGTGTCGCGAATATCCTAACGAAAATATTGCCGATCATACAGTTAAGTTCCCAATCGAATCTGGCGACCACCAAATATATCAAGGTTACACAGAAGAAGAGCTTATGATAGGTCAAACGTATACTATCACGCTTAAAGGAACAAAACCCGCAAGTCAAACCTTTGTAGCGTATAATCATTGGACTGCTCGTTTAGGAGAACTAAAGCCAGTTGATGGGTTGACAGACGTATGGTCTCTAACATTCACACCAACGAATGTTGTGGCGAGTTCACCTAAACTTTTTCGTGTTTATCAGTATCCACAATCAACAGTAGGCGCATGCCGGATCGACTGGCTCAAGATTGAAAAAGGCGACACACGAACCCCGAATATTAGTGAGTATAAATATCGTGGTACTGGTATGCGTGATTCAAACAATCCAAAAGATTATGTTTGGGATCTAGCACCAGAATATGTCGAAGATAACTTGGCCACAGATATTAAAATTTCTGAAATTACTGGTAAAGCAAACAATTATACCGATGGGAAAGTATCGGAGATTAATTCGCAGTTGACTGCTTCAATTAATGAAGTAGACACCACAGCTAAGGATGCTCAAACAAAAGCGAATGCTAATGCGACTGCTATAGATGAATTAGACAATAAGATCGATGAACGCATTAATGATACAGCTACTACCACATTAACAGTTACAAACGGGAATACCGGATCAGCAAAGCTTTATCGTGAAGGAAAAACAGTTTCTATATATTTTGTGGCTTTAAACGGAAAAAGCAGTGGTGGAAATGATTCAACGATACTAACAATTCCAGAAGGCTATCGGCCACCAATTAGTTTTGAGCAACTGGTTGGCTCGATAGACCGTTCTACTTTGAACAGTGCTCAGTTATCTATTGGTGCAGATGGAGCCATTAAATGGCGAAGAAACTCAAGTTATGGATCGGATTATACCTTTGCAATTACTTACACGATTTAGAAAAGCGTGAATCGATATGAAGGCAGCATATAGACCAATTGAACCTTACGGATTCGAGCAAATCATTGTGAATGATGAAGAACATTTACCGGAAGAATGCACAGAAGTCGAACCACCGATTCCAAATTGGAAACCGAAATTCAATTACTGGGAGGGAAATAAATGAAAAACATTTGGAAATATGGACGTACTGGCGGAGAGTACGCAGGAAAAGTATTGGACGACATGCTTGTATCCGTTCCTTACACAGATCAGCCACCGCTTGAAGGAATTCGTGCTGATGGCGAACCGTTAACAATCGCTGATCAAATGTTTGATCCTAAATTGAATCAATGGATTATTTTAGCGAACGCACTAGATCACAACGATTTAAACAATCTCAAAGCAATGTATGAGTCGTTAGAAAATGAGAACGGCGATTTAAAACAGATCAATGCCAAACTCATGCTAAGCGATGTAGCAATTAAACAGGAAAATACTGCATTGAAAGAAAAAGCGGATAGTTTAGCACAAATCAATTCAAAAATGATGCTTGCTTCGTTACAAAATAGCAAAGACATTTCAGAAATTAAAGAGCAACTAAATCCAGCTTCAAAGGGAGGTGAGTAGTATGTTTAGTTTTAGCGATGTGAAAATGATGTATGATTGGGGCTGTTTCACTAACGAACAAGTAATGGTTTTCGTTCCGTTGTGCATTACTGAAGAAAAAGCAGATAAAATCATTAGCAAAGAAGAGAGCGCATCTTAATTGATGTGCTTTTTATTTTGATTCAAGGAGTTGTCACATGATTAATTTAGGGGAATGGGGAGCGATAGCAGGATCAATAACCGCTATCGTTTCTTTGATTTTATTAGTAATAAAACCAATTACTGCATCTTTCTCGAAGATTACTGAGACTCTTTCAAAAGTAAGTCACAATTTAGATTTGCTGACTAAAGATTTAGAATCGAGCAAATCAGATCGATTGATGATTCATGAAGAACTAAAGAAACACGATGAAAGATTAGATACACATGCAGAAAAATTGGTAGAACACACGCAACAAATTAAAACTTTATTTAGGGAGAGAAGAAAATGAATAATAAAACGTTCGAAGTACTAAAATGGTTCGCACTGGTAATTATTCCCGCACTAGCTACTTTCGTGGGGTTAGTTGGTAAAGCGCTCAATTGGCAGTACACAGATATCTGTGTTGTCATCATTACTGGTTTTGGCGCGTTTTTAGGGAGTGTGTTGGGTGTATCAAATCGAACCTACAAAATGTTCTCGGCTGAAAGCGAAGAAGGAGGAAACAAATGAAAAAGAAAATTACTATTACTGCGATGAGCCTGTTAACGGCTCTTTTTTTATTGCCAATTAACGGATTTGCCTATACTATCAACAATGAATTTAATTTGGGCGCAAATGAAGGTAGCTCACAAGTAGCAAATAATCAGTATATTTTACTGCATGAAACGGCTAATGAAACAGCAACAGGACGCAATGAAGCGCAGTATATGCAACGTTCATGGACTAGCGCTTATACTGCTTATATTGTGGGAGACGGCGGAATTGTTTATCAAGTCGGTCAACCTGGTTATGTACAGTACGGTGCTGGTTCGTATGCTAATGCCAACAGTCCTGTGCAGATTGAGTTACAACACACACATGATAAAGCAACGTTTGAGAAAAACTACAAGGCATACGTTGAATTGGCTAGAGATTCAGCAATGAAATATGGTATTCCATTAACGTTGGACACTCCTTATAACCAACCGGGAATCAAATCGCATTTATGGGTAACACAAAACATCTGGGGCGATCATACAGATCCTTACGGTTATCTTTCTGAAATGGGCGTAAGTAAAGAAAAATTAGCATATGATTTAGCTCATGGATTTACCGATGAAAATCCAACAACTTCTGAAAACAAGCCTGTCATTGATCCAACACGAGCTGGTGCAGCTAATCCTACACTGACAGATGGAACGAATTACGCCCACATTGATCAGTTTGGAGAAATCGAAAATGCAAATTTGCATGTAGCTGGATGGCACATTGCTAACTATAAATACGAGTATATCTTCATTATGGATTACAATACTGGGAAAGAATTAGCTCGAGTAAGAGCTGATGGAATTTATAGATCAGATGTAAATCAAGCTTATAATACTTCTGGAAATGTTGGCTATCATGTATCTTTTAACATGCGTAACTTCCCTAATAAGAAAGTCTATGTCATGATGCGGGCAACGAATGATCCAGAGGGAAACACTAAAGGCGGTGCGCAAGATTTCCATGACAAACGTTGGTATTTAAATATTCCTAAACGATAAAAATAGCTCCTCGTTGAGGAGCAGTACATAACTATATTGACAACTATAAAAATCATTCGATAAAATAGTGATGTTATCGCATATCTTCACTATCACCCATAATAGTCACACTCCAAGCTATGCGATAACAGGTTTGTTGCCACACATTCTACTGGTTGATTGTTTATGGCTTTATGTGGCAACAACCAGTACCCTTAGCTCAGTTGGTCAGAGCAGACGGCTCATAACCGTCCGGTCGTAGGTTCGAGTCCTACAGGGTACATTAACGTAGCCATTTGAATCGTTCTGTGTTAGAATTTTTTGAAGAGTATTATACAAGCTAAAGCTTTTCTTCATTGCCACTCAAATGAGTGGCTTTTTTATGTATCCTTTTATGGATTAATGAAAGGATGTTTCACATAGTTATATTTCTGTATATTTGAAAAGTTTTACTTTGATTTTTAAATAGAAAGACATTTGGGTTANATTGTGAGATAATAATAAAGAAGAGTTTAAAGCGNNCCCCAAAAACCACTTCCCCATAAGTGTGTTACGCTTTAAACTCTTTTATATTTGAAGCCATTAAAAAGCATACCATATTTTTGAAAAAAAGTGAGNNAAAAAAGGCTTACAATTGGAGTGGTAGTTAATTAGTGACTTATTTTTGATTTTATAGCACTGATACTATAAAATATAGATATCATCATATTACACAATCTTAATACTAACTTAAAAAATATCTCCTTTCACAAGTATGGTGATAAAATTCGTTCCGGGCTACCTTTTTAGGTAGCCTACTTTAATCTTTATACCTTTCTGGATCAACGAAAGTATACTTTATATAGTCATAACGCCGATGATCGCTACGTGCGTCCGGCACGTCAGTCACGATATCAAACAAAAAGTATACATCCTTCTTCATTCTAGTTTTCGCAGCAGGAATTTTGAAATAGTTCTTATTAGAATAGTAGAGATTGATTAATAAGCTATCTTCGATTGCTAAAAAGAAAACTTCTGAATTCCATACTTTATAAAAATCTTTGATAAATCTATTCGAAGGGTCAAATTTAAACCATAATTGTGTCTCATTGATTACGTCCATATAATTGTGTAAAAGTGAAGCATCAAAAAAGCCATTGATCTCAGTTAGGAGTACAATGTTTTTTGCAGAAAACATACTCGAATAGGACTGATATCAATGACTCAAGTACATTTTACTTTTGAAAGCGAAGAAATTCAAGCAATTATAAACGAAAGCGGTGCGAATGATACCGCAAAAACACTTATGACTATCATGTTTAATCAGCTGATGGAAG